GAAACCAGAGAGAGTGTCATGCAAGTCGGCTGAACTCGATGAGTTTGCGAACCGTCTTGGTGTAACTAGGTCGCTTGAGGATCTGTTGCGTATTTGCAAGGGAAAATGGATATTTCAGTATTTCGTGGATTCATTAATTACAAAGCTGAATGGTTTGAAGAGTATGTGCAAGGACAATATTCTTGCTCAATGTCAGTACTGCATACACGAAGCGTTCCATAATTGCTTGTACTCTTTGACGGCAAATTTTACGAATTCTCAATTGGAGCAGTTATTGTTACAAGACACGGAGCAAGAAAAGCTTGGTTATATTAAAAGTCGGATTGCCGAGCTCGCGCAGCGTTGAGCGAATCAGGAGCAGTGCTCTGATGAGTTGGTTAGATTTATTTATCTACAAATCGGAAATTTTCCATCGAGCTCGGCCGCAGATATGCCACTCGCCGGTTAGGGGAGTAATTCGTTGTGGCCAGTCTGGGTTCAAGGCCAGCAAATAAAGCTGTTCGCCTTCTTGCTTTAGCTGCCTAAGCATAGCTGCATCACTTTTGTTTTGTTGTACAACCAAAAAGTGACCAGACAACACCTCCAAGGCAGGGTCGATTACGACCTTGTCTCCCTCTAAGAATTTGGGCTCCATGCTCAAACCGGCTACTCGCAGGATAAATGCGTCCGGACCGACCGGCCCAGGTGCATCAATCCACTCCTCTACGGTTCTCCGTTCGACACCCAGCTTATGGGCACACCACGCACTGGCTTTAAAAGCGTCCAACACTGGAAGTCTCCGGCCTGTATGGCTCAGTATCGTGGCGTCGTCGAACTCCCCAACGCCAAACGGCATATCTAGATACCCGTTGTGGAGACCAAGCGCGTTCTCGATTTCCCGAGCAATCTGATCCCCTATGCCTTTCGTAGGATTTTTTCCTCCAAAGGCACTTACCTGAGCAGGTGCTTTCCCTAGCTGATCTGCAATATCAGTCAGGCGGAGCTTCCTTTCAGCCAATATTCGTCGGAAATTTCGAAGCCGGGTATCGGATATTTTCATGTCTCAATTGTCATGGGGTTAACCCTTGGGGTGAATGTCCAATTTGGTATTGTCAAAATTAACCTACTAGGTTAATATTCGTGCTGGAGGGACAACCATGACATTGCGCGATTACATAGAAAGCCTTGACCAGCAGGAACTGCACGCGTTTGCGGGCCGATGCGGTATAGCTATCAGCTACATGCGGCTCCACGTCAAATACGCTAGAAAAGACCCCAGTGTTTCTCTCATAAGAGCGCTAACCAGAGAAAGCCAAGGCGAGGTATCACTTGCAGATGTCCTTCAGCATTACAACATCGTTGAGGCAACAGCTACTGCTCAAGCGGCATAGGGAAAAAAGGCGACCCAAGGGCCGCCCAGTTCCCCCCGACAGCGTCACCACAACGCTGTCAGGTCTCGGTAACAGCCGACGGGCACACCACATGCTAACCGTCAGTTACTACCGAGTTTCCAAGGCACGGATGCCTTGGTGTTGCTGCCGTCTCCACCACAGATAGGGCAGCTGTTGCGCCAGAGGTGAACAACGGATTGTTCGCCTCGGCACGGTGCCGGTTTTGACTTTACGGGTCTATTCGGCGTTTTGGGCCTCTCAGCCACGCGGGCAATTTACCACCATTGCGTCCCGCGCGGCACTGGCAACTTGAAGGGATTAATGCCATGTCCGATACACACGAGCACACCACCTCACCGGACGCAGGGCCGGTCAATATTTACGCAGATGACTTCGGCGTCGGTCCTGGGCTCTCCGTCTCCATCAATCATGTCGAGAAGGGTCAGGTAGTGGTGCGATGCGCCTACAACGGGCACGTCTTTGAGAGTTACGCACCTTCGTCACTGGACTGTGCTCTGGCAGCCGTTTCGATGCTCAGTCGAGGTTTACAAGTACCACCCGCCCTTTTTCGTCGAGATAGACGGCTTGGTCGAATTCAACCTGCAGCAAGCCAGGGCCGCGCTCCTTGACACGATGAAAATCGAGCCCGCTGAAGCTGATCTCATAGTCGTCCGGATAGCCAGCAGTTTCATTGCGCAAACGGCCGAGGGAGATGGTAGGGATGGGATGTGCCATGAAAAGTTGCTCCTTGAAGATTTCTCAATATGTTCTGGCCTCGGCGTGATCGCCTTGGCCTGCCGCCATCTCCACCACGGATAGGCAGCGACACCGGACACTGAGCACTGGTTGCCCTAGTCCGGAAAGTGCCGGTCTCGGCTTTACGGGCCTTGATCGGCGATTGACCTCTCAGCCGGTTGGATGCACCACCACTGCGTCTGCGGCTTTGCGACACAAGGATTAATGCCATGAGCCGTATCGCTCTGAATTGCGTTGATCGGGCACAAAGGGAAGTCCTTACGCTCGAGCTCGCCCTCTACCATGCCGCCCGGGATTATCCCGGCGGCGCTGCAGCCATCGCCGCCACCACCGGCCGGAATGCTTCCACGCTGCAGCACAAGCTTTCACCCACGCACCCGAGCCACACGCTGAACGTCCAGGAGTTCGGCGAGATTCTTGAGCTGACCAAGGACCGCCGGATTCTTGATGCCGTGCATGCATTGGTGGGTGACACGATCTGGCAAGAGCTGGCAGAGGCTTACACCCGTGACATGCCCGAAACCTTGACGGTCGGGATCGCTGCTTATTTTCGACAGGTCGCGGGCCTCGCTGATACTTGGGCCAAGAGCATTGGCGATGGCCAGGTGAATGACTCTGAGCTTGCGGAGATTCGCCTGCAGGTTTTTCGCGGCATTCAAGGTTTGCTTGGAATGCTGAACCGCGCGTCTTACGTGAATCAGACCACTCGGGGGGCTGACCGTGTTTAAGCCAGCCAGCCCGATTTCCTCACGCTTTCGAGTACGTCTTGAGCTTCATGATCACCGCCAGGCGCCGCAGATATGCCTCCATTGCGTCTGGATGGCGGGTCGGAATTCTCTGTTTGCTGTACAGATAAATTCTCCCCGGTTTCTCACCTTTAGCAGCATCGATTTCCAGCGCCAGCTTTGGTGTCAGCCCCTTGAGGTGCATGGCACTTGGGTGGTCTTCATACACGTAATTATCCCGGTTGTTGACGCCGAGCGGCTTATATCGGGCGTTGAGCATGATGTAGCGACCGTCGTCCATTTTGTACAAGCAGTAGGGGAAGTGGGTAAAGCGCATTTCTCCTTGGAACACCATCGCAAATCCTTTTTTTCACAAGAGGTAATAAAGCATGAAGACGCTAATCGTTGTGGGTCCGCCAGGCTGCGGAAAAACCTTGCTGTCCCAGCAAATGCTGGACTTTTTCGGGTACAGCCAGTTGGTGGACGACCCATGGGAGGGCGAGCCCTATCCAAAGGGTGCTCTGGTGTTGACGACTGGAGTCATCGACCCGCCAGAGGACGCCAGAATTCTAGCGTTCTGCGAGGTAAAAGAGTTGATGGGTATGGCGGATTGGACCCCCGCAGGCTGAGCGATGCATCCGAAATAAACCGTCGAATGTTCTTACAGAAACTGCCGAGTGTTGATCTTTGCAAGTTGGGGGTGTGCGATGTCTGACGCCGCCGATTTTGCGAATGATCTGTTATTGAAATCCATGGATCTGGCCTTGGCAGCGCGCAAACCTGTCGAGGCTCAGGCCGCTTCCATGTTTTGTGTGGGATGCGGAAGTTTGATTCCCTGGCAACGGCGTTTTGTGGTTGCTAATTGCGTGCGTTGCACTTCGTGCCAGGCACGCTTGGAAGTACAAGGAGTTATGGATGTTGAATGAAGTGCTGGATCAGTTCGCCGAGTACGGTCTTGAGCCCGCGCAGCCGTTGACGTTCGGCAAGCTGACTCGTTGCAAGACGACACAGGACAAAGGCAAGGAAAAAAACGGCTGGTACGTGGTGCATGAGCACTACACGGAAAAGAACGAGACGCTGATCTTCGGCAGTTTCGGCGACTGGCGCACCGGCGAGACGCAGAAGGTGAAGGTGAAGGCCGGGCGTATGAGTGCCGAAGAGCGCGAGGTGATGCGTGCCCGGCAGGAGGATGCGAAACGGCGGGCGGCGGAGATGGCTGCCAATGCGGCACGTCGCGCGGCGAATCGAGCCGGAAGTCTGTTTCAGCGGATGCCGGAGCGGGGCAAAAGCGCCTACCTGGATCGGAAGCAGATCGTGGGGTTTGGGGTGCGCTATGCGCCACGGACTGGGGCGATCCTTGTGCCGATGTCTAACGCGCGGGATCAGATCGTTGGCCTGCAGGTGATCTTTCCTGAGGCACAAGAGAGCACGGGCCGTGATAAGTCCTATTGGCCTTACGGCATGTCAAAGGAGGGGGCGTTTCATCTCATTGGTCCGTACCCGGAGCCAGGTGATCCGGTGTTGGTCTGTGAGGGCTACGCCACTGGCGCAAGCTTGCACATGGCGACGTCTGCAACCGTGGCTGTGGCATTTGATGCCGGCAACCTGAGGGAAGTCGCCAAGGCAATGCGTGACCGGTTTCCGGGACGGCCTCTGATTGTATGTCGTGATGACGACTGGAAGACCAAGCGTCCGAACGGCGAGCCATGGAATCCGGGGGAGGAGAAGGCCAGCAACGCTGCCTTGATCGTCGGCGGGCAGGTGGTGGCACCCATCTTTTCAGGTGATCGTAAGGACAAGTGGACCGACTTCAACGACCTGCATTGCGCGGAAGGGCTGGAGGCTGTGCGGCGGCAGGTGACAGCGGTCATTAAGCCACCCGCTGTAGGCGGCTGGAAAGATGGGCTGGCCCGGACCGAGAACGGTGCGTTGATCGCTCACATGTCCAATGTCGAGATGATTCTCGCCAATGACGAGCGCTGGAGGGGCGTCATCAGTTTTTGCGCGTTCAGCGCCAAGATCGTCAAGTCCCGAACTCCTCCGTACGGAGGGGAGGTCGGTGATTGGGCCGATATCGATGACACCCGTGTGATGAAGTGGCTGGCCCAGCAGTACAACCTTCGGGTGAAGGCGTCGAGTGTGATCGAGGCTGTAAGCGTTGTTGCGCATGACCATGCCTTCCATCCGGTGCGTAATTATTTGCATGGGTTGGACTGGGATCGGGTCCCCAGGCTCGGTAGCTGGCTCACGGATATCATGGGGGTGGCGCCAAGCGAGTATGTGACCAAGGTTGGCAAGCGCTGGATGATCGCGGCTGTCGCGCGGGTGATGAAACCTGGGTGCAAGGCGGATTGTGTGTTGATTCTGGAAGGTCTGCAGGGTGAGGGCAAGTCGTCTGCGGTTGCTACTTTGGGCGGCGCCTGGTTCATGGACACTCCTTTTGTGCTCGGTGACAAAGAGGCCTTTATGTCGCTGCGCGGTAAATGGCTCATTGAGCTGGGTGAGCTGGATAGCTTCAACAAGGCTGAAAGCACGAAGGCCAAACAGTTCTTTTCGGCGTCCACCGACACCTACCGCGAAAGCTATGGGAGAAGAACCAACGACGTGCCACGTCAGTGCGTTTTCGTGGGTACGACTAACCAGGGCGAATACCTCAAAGATCCTACCGGTAACCGACGTTACTGGCCGGTGCTGTGCACGAAAGCAGATATAGAGCCACTGGCGGAGATGCGCGATCAGCTATGGGCTGAGGCCATGTCCTGTTATCTGGCGGGCGAGCGCTGGTGGGTCACCAAAGATGAGGCGGCGATGTTCACCGAAGAGCAGGACGAACGCTTTGTGGTGGACGAGTGGGAAGGACCGATATTGGGCTGGCTTGAGGAATCGCAGATCGGCGAAACCACGACGGGAAGCGAAGTCTTGGCGCAGGCACTGAAGCTGGACTTCGGACATTGGGGCAAGCCTGAGCAGATGCGGGTTGGCGCGATCATGCACCGGCTGGGATGGCGGCGTGTGCGGTTGCCTGCGCTCGCGAAAAGCAAAGTGCGGCCTTGGGCTTACAAAAAGCCTGACGGCTGGGGCGGAGCCTGCGCATTGGCTGTCGAACCAAATAAGGAGGCTTGCTTTTGATCAGGCACGTCGATGAATTATTGAAGCTTTGGGCTGAGGATCTGCATTCGCCGAACCAGCCCGTTGGCATCGGCAGCGGGGGCAACATGATCGCGATGCTGATGGAGTGCAAGGGTGAGCTTATACGGGGGACTCGGGGAAGTCGGGTGCTGCTCGATGAGTCGGCCGACATTGAGTTGATCGTGAACAAGCACCTGGCTCCGGAACTCGCCTCGGTGGTGAAGGAGCATTACTGCAATCGAGAGAGTTTTTTGTCGCAGAAGATGCGGTTCTGCGGATGCAGCTCGAAAGCCTACTACCAGCGCTTGCATCGGGCGCATGAGCTTATTGGTGGCATGTTGATGGGGAAGGCTGCTTGACCGTTCGCCTGTCCCCGGCAGTTACGCCTTTGGCCCGCTTTGTCCCGCTGCGACTGCGTAGCGTGGGACGGACGCGGGCCTCGTCGTTCTTGGGCTGTCCCACTGTCCCGCGCGTTTGTGCTCTCAGGCATGTGTGCGTAGCGGGCGAGTGTGTACGCGCGTTTCACGCGCATGCGTGCTTTTTACTTACTCTCTTTATACGAGAAAGTAGAGATAGAAGTAGGACAGTGAGGTTCAGCGTTGATTTGTGGTGCTCTCAGCTGACCCACCCCATCATAGGCCTTTGGGACAGCATCACCGCGCACCAGAAGCGAGTAGCCGAGGTGGTGTATTCGTCGGTATTGCCGGGGCGTTGGTGCAGTGTTGGGTACATATTCGTCGGTGGCATTAAAACAGGCTTGCTGCCAGGAAAATCGACCTGTAAAAAGTAGTCATCTTCGATAGGTGCGAGCGCAGAAGGCGCTTGAGAGAACCGGCCCAATGGGCCGGTTTTTTTATGGGGGTCATTCACCATCGGGTTCGGCTTTCGTTTCTTTGCTTTTATCCTGTTTGGACCAAATCGCCGCCAGAGCGATGCCACAGCCGAAATATGCGACGCCATTCCAGATGTTCAGCAGAAGCCACAGGACGTCCTTTCTGGTTAACGGCTCGGAGCTGACTCCGAATTTGTAGATCTCGATGGCGGACGCTACGCCGATGACGGCACAGCCGATGTATGAGCCCCAACGGTAAGCAATAGTTTTAACCTCTGCACGCCGTTTATGAGACAGGCGCACGTATCCGTACACCGCCGTCGCTATCGCCGCACCACCTTGTAAACCCTCTACCCAAGTAACCATCTGCAGTCCCTTATGCAAAAGGGCTGATCATATGCCTGCGCTCTGAAAAACGGGAGCGCATGTCGATATACATTCAGGAGTTTCGATGACAAACGAGCAACAAGCCCTGGCAGACATGCCGATCTGGATGGTCATCGTTCTATCGCTCGTCGGAGGGATCTCTGGAGAGATGTGGCGGGCTGATAAAGCCGGGACGCGGGGTTGGTCGCTGATGCGGCGCCTGGCGCTTCGGTCCGGCGCGTGCGTTGTATGCGGGGTATCGACCACGATGCTTCTCTATGCGGCAGGGGTATCGATCCTGACGGCCAGCGCGGCGGGCTGCCTCACTGCGATGGCGGGGGCTGACGTCGCCATCGGCCTGTACGAGCGCTGGGTCGCGAAGCGGCTGGGCGTGGACGAGAGTTCGCCGGCCTCCGGTCAGAATCGGTCGTGATGTTAGGCGAAATGCGGGTTTTCAGGCCGAAAAGTGGCCGGGGACCCTGCGGCGTTCTCGGGGGTACGGGACGGGAAACCCGCGGGACTTTGTTAGCGGGAGGTTCACCAGCTTAGTGAACCGAGTGAACGGGTGAACACCCCGTATTTATTGGGTGAACTGGACTTTCCACATGACCGTTATCAGCAAAACGGAATTTGCGGCGCGGCGCGGATGGGCGAAGTCGTACGTTTCCAAACTCGCGAAACAGGATCGTCTGGTCCTGACCGAGGATGGAAAGGTCGAACTCGAAGCCACCGAGCTGCTCCTCGCATCGTCAGCCGATCCGAGCAAAGCAGCCGTCACCGCACGGCATGACCAAACTCGCGTTGAGCGAAACGTACACGCAGAGCTCGCCATCGCCGCCGAACCACCTGCGGTGCAGGCGACCAGCAAGGCGCCGGACTTCCAGAAGGCCCGGGCCCATCGCGAGTACTTCCTCGCACAGCTGGCCGAGGCCGAATTCCACAAGGTGCAAGGCAACCTGGTCGAGCGCGAAGCGGTCAACAACGCAGCCTTCGCCGCTGGCAGGATGGTGCGGGACTTGATGTTCGGCTTGTCACCGCAGCTTGCACCCGAGCTGTCTGCGATGACCGATCCCTGGGAAATAGAAAAACACCTCACGGGTGCCTTCCGACGTGTCTTCACGGACGCCGGTCGCATGGGCGCCGCTGACCTTGAACAAGCCATGACAGAGACCTGAACCCATGCCCCAAGGTTACGCAGACGGTGCTCAGGTGTACCGCGAGGCGTACATCCGAGGGCTGACACCCGACCCCGACCTATGGGTTGATGAGTGGGCCGACGAATACATGCGCATCCCGCGCGATACGGGGGCCGCTGAGCCCGGCAAATACCGCACCGCACGCACGCCGTATGCCCGTGAGCCCATGCGCTGCCTGTCACCGGCGCACCCCTGCAAACGCGTCGTCACCATGGTGGCCTCGCAACTGATGAAAACCCAGATTGCGCTGAAC